AGTGACTGTCCGTGCAAGTCACGGAACTTCCGCCAGTAATCGACGGAGTATGAGTTGGCGTCCAGTAGCGTTCTGCATCCATTAGCCCAGAATCGGTAAGCCTTTGGTACAGCGCCCCGGTTATTCTGCGGGCGACGGTACGCAGAAAATCTAAGAACATCTGCAAACTCCTCGTCAACGTGGAAGTCCATCGACAGGTAGTTGAGGAAGGTCAGTGCTACATCCGCGACATCATCTGGGATCGTAATCACCGGCCATGTCTTGATGTCGTGTTCTTTGGCGTTGAACAGTCGGTGAATGCCATTGATGATCCGCCCCGACTCGGAGACGACAATGGGGATATGAATCCCTAGCCGCAGCATGTTCTCTGCCATGACTGCCGCTTTCTTGTCGTACTTGCCTGCCTCTTTCGCCCCCAAGCCTTTGATAGCCATCTCAGTTGCGTGCAGGGCGTAGAAGTCCTCGCCTTCGAAGTCTGGTAGCTCCTCCGCCGCCTCTAGTACGTCGGCATAGTGAAGCCTCTCGGAAGCTTTCAGCCCCGTATCGAAGGCGCTGAAATCGTTGGTGGCGCGGTTGAAGACAATGTTGATACCCTTGATGTCTGACTGCTTGACATCAACCACGACTGTAGGGATTTTCTTGATCCCTAACGACTTAGCTACTGTCAACCGCTGATGGCCGGAAAGCAGCATGCCCTGCTCTGTCGCGTAAACAGGCATGATGAACCCTAGCTTCTGGATGCTCAACTGCAACAGCGCCATCCTCGCTTGGTCTGGCTTGCGAGGATTGCTGGAATCCGGATGCAGCCGACCCGTCAATACGGCCGAGACTTTTGAAATCGATTTCATTTGAAATCCTAAACATGCATAGCAGCCCAGTCACCGGCAGGAGTTCGCTGCAAGGGATCACCATTAAGCGCATTATCGCAATCGCGAATTACGCACGTAGCCAACGAGCGTAGCTCCTTACCTTCTTCTTTCACAATAACGCCCGCTTTGTTTTCCTCCAAAACATAGCCGCAGCAAGTTTTAATTTTCTCAAACCATGCGCGAAGCCTTGCGTTCTCTAATTCTAACGCCGCAGCGTAATCGTACTCGACCATACACCCTCCTACGTCTCCGTAATCCCCAGCCTATGCTTAAGGTCGGCAATAATCTCTGTCTCGTTGTAGTCGTGCAGCGTGCGGATGCCGTCTACCCAATTGCGGTAGTCGGTAGCCGAGATGAAGAAGACAAGCTCCCCTAGGACGAACCTAGCAGTTGCCGGGGCGCGTCTCTCCGCCCTACGCAACCGCTCCTGAGCCTCCATGTCTACCAAGCCCTCGGTAGACAAGCAGTCATCCGCAACCATTTGCCCCAAGCAATCCAACTCCTCCCGCGTCCAGCCGAAGTCGGTGAGCGTCAAACCTGAATCGTGAAGCTTCGCTATCTCCCCCGACAACAGATCGAAGTCCCATTTCGCTAGCTCAGCGACCTTATTGTCGATAAGCCGAAAAGCGTTGATCTGATCTTCGGTAAGGTGATCTGCGTGTATGGCCGGTACCTCAGCCATCCCCAGCTTCTTAGCTGCCTCGACGCGGGTGTGTCCTGCAACTAAGACGTTGTTGGAGTCAACAACAACAGGAATGAGAAAGCCGAAGTTGGATATGGAAGCAGCGACGGAATCCACCGCCCCCTCGTTGTCCCTTGGGTTGTACTGGTACGGGACAAGCGAGTTGATGTCTACATAGTCCAGACGTACGCGATGGTTCTTGTTGCTGGTCTTTCGCGCCCGACTCTTACGTACGACCGCCATACGAATCTCCAGAAAGACGAACGGGGGCGACATGCGCCCCCGTCCCTACTGCATACCAAAAGTTAGGCGGAAGCGCGGGCCTTAGTAGGAGCCGCTTTCTTCACAGCCGCTTTCGCCGGTTTGGCCGGAGTCATCGGATGTTCGGTCGCCCACTCCATGATGATGTGTTCGAACGCCTGATCCAGCGTCTTGAACTCCATGGACGAAGCAACCGCCTGCAGAACTTCCTCGACCGCCGCCGCTTGATCTTCGAACAGACGGAACTTGAAGGTCTTGAGAACTTTCTTCTCGCCCTTCGTGCCGCCGACTTCTTTATACGAAGTCTTGATGTTCTCGACCAGATCGGCAACCGTGTTGTTCTCGGCAAGCTCCAGAAGCTCCTCAGCCGTGTCTTCGGTCATGACTGCGGCAATCTTCGACGCTTTAGCCCAACCGATCTGCGCGACCTTCTCGGCATCCAGACCGAACTTGTTCCACTTGTAGTAGATGTCGATCAAGTACATCGCCTTGCGGTACTCGACGTTCAGTTGCTCAAGAACGTAGAGACTGAAACCGCCTTTCTCGCCATACCGGTTGTCGAGTTCCTTGTACGCGCCCGACTTGCGAACGTGGAACAGGACGCCGCCCAGCTTGTACTCAACGGCCGAAGCCTCTTCCGAGACCTCTTTCGCCAGCGCGAGAACGTCATCCGAAGCATTGACCAACTCCACAATCTCTTGGTCTTCATGCTCTTCGTCCAGATCGGCGTAGGGGTCGCTAGACTCTTCAGCCTCTTCATCCTTCGCAGCCTTCGCAGCCTTCGCAGCCTTCTTCGGCCGACCCGGCTTGTTGGCGCTCTTGGCCGCTGCCTTCTTGGCGACAACTTTCTTAGCCGCCTTCTTCGCAGGCTTGGCCGGGGCCTCTTCCTCTTCGCCCTCCTCGCCTTCTTCGTCTTCGTCTCCCGTAGACTCTTCTTCCTCGGTCTCCTCGACCGCCGCCTTACGGCCGCGTGCCGGGGTCGCCTTGGCGGGCGCTGCTTTCGCCTTGCCCTTTGCTGCCGGAACGGTGAACTCTTCCTCAAAGACATCCAGCAAAATCGTCTTCGGGTTAGCTTCCGATTCCTTCTTCTTGGGGTTGAAATCCGGATTGTCGATGCGGACGACAACCGACTTATCTTCCGCATTCACTTCAACGACCTCGTACTCCTGCCCTTCCTCAAGCATCGCTTGACCTTCTTCCGGAGTCTCGGAGTAGCCCTTGAAAACAATCGTATCACCCTGTTTGACTTTCATAACGTCCACCTTTGCCTTTGGTTGAAAAAACCCTTGCGGGGATTACATTCTAACTTGCGGTTGAAATCGATTTCAACCTACACCGCTTGTACCAACTCGCAACCGCGCAATGCGGTGTGCCTGAAGTGTCGCGGATCACGCGGCCGTTGTCTACGATCACAAAACGCGTTGCCTAGCTGCAACAACGCGTATGCGTCAGCTTCGTCATCTGAGTCGAAAGGTCTACCCAAATGCTTACCCATGGCAAGCTTCACGCTGTTCTTGTCAGCGTTGCCTTTGCCGGTAGCAAACAGCTTCAAGCAAGACGGGGGAACAAGCAATAGTGGAATACTACGCGAAAAAATGTGAAGTTTCAAGACCCCACCAAGCTCACCTAGGTCAAAAGCGCGGGACATAGCTCCCCGCCCCGGTCGGCCCATGGCGTACCCCTCGTAGGCTACAAGGCTAGGACGCGCACTGGATAAGAGCGCATCCATCTGCTCAACGTGATACATGAGTCGAACAGCGCCCCTGCGGTCGTCAGGTTTAATGCGTCCAACCTGAAGTAAACCTCTGTCGTCAAAGTAAGCATACCCAAGCGAGGTCAAACTAGGGTCAATGCCAAGAACTCTGCTCATCGTCAGCAACCGAAGCACGTTACCCGAACCGGACACTTTTTAGCCTCTGGAGCATCCGGCCCGCCACACATAATGCGAGGCGGTAGCTCCCCACCTTTAAGTGCGTCGGCCAGCTTCTCTAGGTCTTCCATGTACGGAGACAAGTCAACAGTATGCGGGTCAACCACAAATTCCTTGTAGGGAAACTTGAAGCTGAATTCCTTGTTGGTATACAGAACACTTGTGCGGTTAACAACTGGCATGCCAGCACGTTGTAGAAGCCACCAGTAAAGTGAGACTTGAACCTTGTGATTAGGCTCCGCCCGAACCATCTCCTTCCATGTCTCCGCCGCCGCAGACTTAATCTCGACAATGTAGTACGCGCCTAGCTCCTCCAGCCACAACAACAAGTCGGGGGAGCCAGTGAGTTTCGTTTCGCTGTCGGTGATTCGGATTTCGTTGTACTTGTATGGGGCCGTGCTGCAGTGATCGCATTGCTTCCTCGGCCGATCCTTAAACAAGCCAACGAACCATTCCTTACCGCATAGACAGGCCCATTTGGCATGAACCTTGTCGGGATGGCCTTTGACAAACCGCCCCTTGATGTAGTCGTGAATCGCGTCACCAATCGCGAACGTGATTGCATGCCCATCCATCAGTTGTTCCTGCGGGTGGCGCAGATTCAACCGACGCATGAGCGCAATCTTGCGTACGCACTTACTGATGATGTCGGATACGTGGATGTTGTCCGTACTGCGGAACTCTTGCGTAGAAGGCTTGATCGCCTTCAGCAAGTCAATGACCGGTGTGGTGTCCTGTTCCCAAGGAGCCTCCACTACAACCCGCTCAGGAACCGTCTTGCCTGTACGACGACCCAAGGCACCCGCCGCCCCACCAGAAAGGCGAGCGCTAATGATCCTGTTTATGGCGGAACGCCGCACCGTCATACCGAATACCCAAGCGAATCAAGAACGTAGACAGGAACTACGGCTACCTGCCGCATCGTTCGTTTGTCACCATTACCCAACTCTACCACAATTATCGGAAGTTCGTTGCAGGCTAGCGCTGCCTCTTCGATCTTGTCGATCATCTTCATAGTGACCGAAAAGCTCTTGTTTTTCGTGGTCTTAGCTTCTATGCGAGCGACACGCTTCTTGCGCACATCGCCTTTGACCGAGAAAGCGCCAGAAGCAAGAGTGACCTCCCCGCCTACCCGCTTCGCAATTTCCTTTTCCTGTTTCTTGCTTCTCTTGTGAGACTGCGTATTTCCCGGCTGGCCGTAGGTTTTTCGCAGAAAGGAGTCTCTACTCATCTGTTTGAAATTGATTTCATCAATCGGGGTAGAAGCGTTCTACGAACTCGTCAGGCATTCCTAAATGCTTCGCCTGTTCGCTGATTAGGAAGTTGCGCAGCTTCCAATAAAGAGCCTTGTCGTTGTAGAGCGCTACCGAAGCATCATGGACGCTGCGGAACGAATGCTCCTCGTCCCAGAAATCTAACTTCCAACTCGCCCCGCCGCCGGAATACGCACCGAACTTCTTCGCATACGTGAGAAGCGTACTGGCATCGTGAACATCGCCTTCGTTCAGATTCAAATCTGGGTCTGGCGTACGTCTAATGACAAACTCGCCACTGCGCGGCCCCGCATTTAGCTTGTTCTTTTTGATGTCGAAGGCGTGTTCATTCTCCGCGACAGTCTCAACGTCGTACTCGTCCTTACCCATCTGTTCTTTGTTCTTGATGATGAGTTGGACAGTAGTCGAGAACTCCAGCGCCTTGCCGCCGGGCACCGCGCGGGGGTCTCCGTAACCCCCTATCTTCGACCGAAACTGGTTGATGAACAGCGCGGTAACGTAATGACCGCGATTGCGCTCCGCAATCAAACCGGAGTTCACCTTACGAATCATGTTACCCACCAACCGCGCCTGTATGCCGACAAACGCATCCTCTGCCGACGACTCAATTTCCTTCATCGGCGTTAGCGCGGCGATAGAGTCAATTACGATGATTGATACTTCTTTAGTTCGCACAAAAGCATCTGCGGCGTCTACTGCAGACTCCCCTGTTTCCGGACTGAAAACGTACAACCGCTCCGAATCTACACCAAGCTTAGAAGACCAAACACTTTCGTGGGTACCCTCGACATCGATCTTCACCGCCTTCATGTCTGGGTACTGGCGTTGTGCGTTGGCTATGATCTTGTCAGCAAGCATGCTTTTGCCTGCATGCCGCTCACCCAAGATCATGCTGATGCGGTTGTGTGGTATGCCGCCTAGTAGAGCAAAGTCGAGCATGAAAATGCCGGTACTAATCCTCTCAGGCTGAACCTGCTCATCCGCTGTATGGATGCTCGACTCACCAAACCTACTCTTGATCGCCTTCAGTGTCTCGCCAAACTCCCCCGCCGCGCCGGTGCTGGCGCGTACCCTTCTCGTTGCCATAGAGCCTCACTCGTATTGTTTCATCTCTTCTTCAAGAAACACCGATACCCGGTCAGCAACCGAGTGAAAGACTTTTTCTATCTCTTCGGTGTAGCAAGGTACGGTGAGAGATACATCAATGCGCAACGATTCGTAGTTGCCCATGTTCTTAGTCATTCCAGCGTTAACCCGCACGTACGCCGGTTCGACTATGAACTTACGAACATTCAATTTCTCTGTTCTATTGCGTTCTTCTCCACCGTAGACCGAAGTAACAATTAGCGTCTCTTCGGTAGAAAGCAGATCGGGCTTACCTTCACCACGCCGTCTGCGAGCTTCCATACCACCCTCCTAAATGAAATGCTCCCTATACCCAAACATCTGCTGCATCATTTGCTCACGCGTGTGCGCGTGGTGTACTGCATAGTAGCTGAAAGATTGTTCATGCTGCGCCAGCACGCGAGCGATTACGCGTACCTCCCCCGCGCTGTAGTGCCGAAAATTGCGTAGCGTATCCTTAAGAATAGGCTCAGGGATAAGGTCTTCCTTCAACCAGCGCTTGAAGGTTATCTCCGTCTTACCTAGCGCGCGGGCGGCTTCAGGGATCGTGTAGCACTCAACAACCTCTGGGTAGTCCATGCCCTCGACATAGACCTCGCGAAGTGTGCCAGTATGCAAGGGGCCGTCCGTCAGCCTGCTCGGCTGAAGCGGGTTGTCTTTGCGGTACGAGCGGCGAGCATACTCGCGCTGTCGTTCGGCGTATTGGGGGTCTGCACCATATAGCTCCCGTCTAACCTTGTTGTAATCTGGCTTTGGCGGAGGAGCGATATGCGGCTTGCGAGGTCGCGTTTGTACGTCGTCAGACTCAAACGCTTTCTTCCTTTCTGCATGTCCCATAAAAAAAGCTCCGCATTGCTAGAAACGTAATCACTTAATCGGTTAGAAAGTTGATATAACGATCTAAACGAATTTACGTCCGCTAGCGTGACCCAAATAGGTCTGAGTTTGCCGGGGTCGGTACGAAGTATCCGACCGTGAACTTGTGTTGCCTCGCTGCGTGGTGTGGCGTCTACCCCGCCCGAAAGACGAGGAATATCAACACCTTTAGCCATAATACCATAAGTAGCGAAGATCACACGCGCTTTCTTTTTTACTTCCTCTAGTTGCTTCTTAGGTATCGTCTTCTGAACCAGAGCAAGACGTATCGGTGTGTAATCCGTCCCCTTCTCCCAATGAGGAGGACGGCGCGGCGGTTTGGGGTCCTTCTCGTACTGAAAAACTGTTTTCGATTTAGCATACAAACCTAGGTCTGTTCTAGGCAAACCAGATGCTTCTGCCAAGGCAAGCAACGAACACAGGTGTTCTACTCTATCCCCGATGACAAGAATATCTCGACCTGAGTTATACAGCCAACGAACAGCATCAACAATCTGTCGGTTGCGCTTGCCGTCGTCGGCAACCTCGTTTACAAAACGACCAGTCATCTTGGAGTTGTTGACGCGCCATGAGTAAACCCCATCGCTCTCCATAATGTAGACGGATGACTGCTGCGGCTTATCCTCCAGACGTACGTCGATACTTCCCAGATTCCAAGAGATAATCCTACGAAGATCGTCCCGCCGCTCCGGAGTAGCAGACAAACCAAAACGAACACCGGCCGCAAACCGCATCAACACACGCGAGAAGGTTGGCGCTCCTGTAGTGTGGCACTCATCGAAGATAGCAATACCGAAGTGCTGGTAGAACTGTTCTGGCAGTTGCCTACGTACGAGAGTCTGCATCATGCAGATCGTTATAGGCTTGTCCTCGTAGGACAGCTTCGGACCCTGAACTATACCGATCTGCGCCTCGGTAAGCCCTAGATGTTCTTTACAACGATCTATCCATTGCGTTAGCAGATTCTCTTGGTCAACTACTACAACGGCGTTTCTACCAAGTCGCTGAATGAGCGCTAACGCACAAACTGTCTTGCCTTTGCCCGTGGCTGCTTGCGCAATAAAATCATGACGGGTAGTAGCCGCCTCCTCCAGACCGTGAACAAAGCCGATCTGATAATCCCGTAGCTTAACCTCTTTGACAAACGAAACGTCCCGCCCGCGCGTTGTCTTGTCAACGTACTGCCCGAATGAAATCGATTTCAAACCAAAAACGCGGGGAAGACCTACGTACCCCGGCCTATCGGTACGGTATGCGGCTACCGTCTCGGACGTACCGTCAAGACGATACGCTTCGACCGTAAGACGGTTACGAAGACCGTCGCTGAAGTCTTGCTCTGGAATCCAGAGACAATTAGAAAACTCAATCATGAATCGAACGGTCTTTGAACAGCATTGTTTTCAGACTGAGTACAGATTAGTCGCTCGTTATACCCAAACGGAAACTTCAAACCATGAGGTAGTACCCACAGATGGTACTGGTTTGACGTATCGACTAGACGAGACTCGGCCGGATACAGTTCTACTGCTTCTCTCTCCGCCCCGCAAATCGCATTCTTGATTTGCTGAAACTCGCGCCAATCATGAAACGCTTGTTTGTCTATACGTTTGACGGACAGGTGTGTCATGTGTAGACCAAACGCAGGTACGTATACGTCCCGCGCATTGACTTGGTACGTGTCAGAAAGAAACACTAGTGTCTCTTTCGTACGCTGCACTTCCTGCTTAGCGTCCCTTTTAGACAACCCCCACGTAACCATGTAGTACTCGTACGAATACGACTCTGGGGGAAGCTGCGCCGGTTCAAACTTAAAACGACTCTCCACCGTAATCTCCGAGTCAAAAATGGGCGGTGCGTAGGGGTGACGGGTTGATTATCCCGATAAACCGTTATTCCCCTACCGTTCGGGACCACCGCTTCGACAGGCTTTCGCCACACCGCCCAAAACCTACTTAAAGTATTGCCTCCAAAGAGAAGTTATCTGTTTAACATCTTCAGTAGACAACGCCGACAAATCACTTTCATTGACGTACAGCTTGTCAAGCATTATCTCTACGAAATCGATTTCATCGTCAGAGAGGCCGCAAACATCAGCAAGCCCCTCCAACTCCTCCAACATGTCGTAGAGGGAGACGGTGTCCATCGTCGTTACCTACGAATACGCCGTCCCGCCGCCCTGCGCGGAGTAGCCGCTTCTTCTGCCTCTTCCTCCGCCGGTTCCTCCTGACGCGCCCGCCGTGCGCGAGGCGCAGGCGCTTCTTCCTCCTCCGGCTCCTCTACCCTACGACCCGAACGAGATACGGCGCTAGAGGTGGTTTTAACTCCCCTACGGGGCGCTTCTTCGGCGTCTTCCTCCGCATCCCGGCGGGGTGCCGCTGCACGACCGCGACGCGGCGGTTCATCGGTATCGAAAGGTGCCTCGTCGTCGGCATCTTCCCAATCATCGTCCTTAGCAGTACGGCTACGAGCCTTCGGACGCTCATCCTCATCGGCGTCATCACGACGCTTGCGAGTACGGCTCGACCCAAGCTCACGTTCGGCCTGCTGACGGCTGCCGGGGGCGGGACTGCCGCCGATCAAGGCACGAAGCTTTTCGGTCGTCGGCTCTTCGAACAACTTTTCGTAATCGTACGGCTCATCGCAGTTCTCGGTATGGCGCTTGCCTTCGCGATCCTTCCACGACCGCGTATAGGTAGCCATATCCTCCTCATCGACAAACTCCACAAACTCAATGTCGTTGCCGATAGAGGAGTCCTTGTCGCCGTCGCGAGTCATAACAAACTTCGCCCCGCGAAGAGTGCCTTCCTTGTTGTAAAAGCGCAGGAACTTCTTTTGCTGCGCGGGCTTCACAACAAGCAACTTGCGACTGTACTCAACCTCGGTACCGTCCTTAAGATTAAACGGCGTGAGGTCAATCACGGTAAGGTACATCGCGTAGTACGACTCTTTACCAGTCGCCTCGCATACCGGGCAATTGTCAAACGCCTTGACGCAGCCGGTGAACAGCCGCCCCCAACGCCCCTCAGCGTCCTTCAATGCATGCTCGTACATGAAAAAGTCTGGCTTGTCGTCGCAAACGATGATTTCGCGACTGTCGCCTACAGGGACATAAAAACGAAAGATGTTGCCGCCCGCCGCGCGGCGTTGTTCTGCCTTCTGCTTTTGGCGTTCAATTTCCTCGTCGGTGCGGCGCATACCTGCTTCGCCACGAAAGAATGCCGACTTCCTAGCGCGAGCTTCAGCCATGTGATCCTCCTCTACGTAGTGCATCTGCTAATGCACTGGCTAGTGAAAAACTCAACCCAAGTCGAGTGAATGTGGTGCCCTTGATATCTGCTACAGAGATAATTTCCGACCCATAAGGCGGCATGGCTACAAGGTAGCCGTCAACATCGTACCCAAGTACACGCAATGGACAAACAAGCAGTGTAGTTTTGTACTTACGTGTCTTCTTAGGAAGACGTAGGTCTTGAACCTCCAACCAAACGGGTTTTCCTTTTCTCAGTGGCTCAAACAAGGTTGCCACGACATTTGGTTGATCATCGATCAACCTAAGAACGAGTTTACTCCTACCAGCCTTTGCTGTCAAATCTACAGAAGACGAGAGTTGTTTATCATCTTTTTTACCTGCTTTTCGCTTAGCTCTGCTGGGTCCTTTGGGGGACGAAAACCGCCCCCTGCTGTCTCGACAGTAGGATCGCTTGGGTACCGAACTTTCATTAGCGGCAGATACCGCCATAGCAACTCCCTTGCACGATCACGCGCATCCAGCCCCGGCGGATCATCATCATGAAAGAAATACACCGGCTTTCCTATTTCTTTCACTATTTCAGCTTGCGCTTCTGTCAAGTACGACCCCATGAAAGCTAGCGCAGAAAAGCCATACGTAACCAGCTTTGCATAGTCAAACAGCCCCTCAACCAGAATTACATACTGACTACTCGGATTGACAAGATGAGCACCAAGCAAGAGCGCTCGCTTAGGAAGCCCGTAGTAGTCTTTGACCTTCGGTACGACTGTTGGACGTACTGCTCTACCTGAGAAGCCGTACAGTAAGCCATCAAGTCCGTAGACGGGAAACATGATCCTTTCATCCCCCCGCGAATCGCCGGGGTCATGCAGAAGCTCCATGCGCCTTACTGCCTCGTCTGCGATGCCCCGTTCGGCAAGGTATGGGTGCCCTTCCGCCGAGTCGTACAGATCGAAGTACTTCTCTTTGTCTATCGGCTTAGGCGGCGGGTCGTCTAAGACACTGGACCCCCAAGACGGTATAGCTCCGCCAAAGAATTCCCCACGCTCTAAAGACGACGCATAATTAAGCCAATCTTCGCCAGAATACTCGCTGTACTTCCGCAACAACCAACTCAACGTCCCGCGACTGTGACAAGTAAAGCAGTTGAAGATACTGGGTTGGCCGTCCGACTTGATGGAGATACCAGCGCTAGGGTGCAAGTCTTGCCCCCGCGCGTGCGTCCAAGGAGACAACGGACACGGAATGCTGACCCAGCGCTCCGTATCCGTCATCGGCGTGTTAGGCCCAAACACTTCCCTGACTATCTGCTTTATCTCAGGACGATCCATAGGCTACGCCTTGACGCGACTTACCCTGACAGTTTCCTCTCCCGGTTTGGCCGGGACAGTCGTAGTGATTGTCGCCAACAACTTCTCAGGTAGTACTTTCCGCGCCGATGTGACAGAGACATTGACTGCCGCATAAAAATCGCTATCGTTTGTCACCATCTTCCGGAAAGCTTTTGGATCGACAATGTTCGTTGCCCGCCCCGCAGGACGATAGACCTCGGCAATCAAAGGACCGCAAGTATACTCCGCGAGCTTCATCGCGTGCATCAACGCGTAAAGCTCGGCAGTCGCCGTCTTAACCTTGGCGGTGAGACGCGCTGCCTCTTCACTGCTTTCTGAAATCGATTTCATCAACTCTTCGACCTTCGTAGTCGAGAGCGATGACCGGTCGCGACGAATACGGGTTACCATGGGTTTCTCCTATGTGTTTGGGCATTCTACGGCCCCCAGTTATGTGAATCAATCGACAGAGTGCGTATAGAGGCCGTTGACTAGACGGCCGCTGTTGGGGGGTATCCTCTGCCTAGGAACCTCCAGTGCCTTAGACGGGTCTTCGCTGAAAAGCTTAGTGAAGTCATAGGAGCCAACCTCAACTTCACCGCCCTCCCCGATGTCGAAATCCCCCATCTCAAAAATCTCGCTCAGGTTGACTCCGAAACCAACCTCAGCAACGATAGGGATACGCATCTTGCGGTTGAACCATTCCTCCAGCGGATTAGACTCCATGTACCAGCGAAGGGTCTTTGCTCCCCACTCAAGATACTGCTTAGGTACGTAGGCGTAGATAGCGTCATGGACGAAGCCGACAAGGGACAAGTACTGCGGGTCTACTTCCTCATTCAACCTACCGCACGCCATAACGCCTAGACTGGAACCGAACTCCTGCACCGGAGAGTTAATCGCCTGCCGCTGCGCCTCCGAACGCACCCCCTCATCCTGCGAGTCGATCATAGGCAAGTGACGCACCCTGCCAGAGTATGAGCGTATGAACTTGTGCGTCTGCGCAAACGCACGCATCTTCTTATGCCAGTCGGATAGGTGTGTGTACTTCTGAAAGAATTGAACACGAATGCGTTGCGCTTCTTTCTCAGAGAACTCTACTCCGTATTGCGTTTTCGCATAGGCAATGAATTTGCGCCAGCCCATGCCATATAGGAAGCCGAAGTTAACCGCCTTTGCCTTCGTCCGTGCATCCTTTTGTTCCTTCTTGTCCAACTCCCTGAACTTCTCCATCGTCGTACCCATGACGATGAGTGCGGTTGCTGTGTGGATATCCCCCCTGTTCCTGTAGATATCGATCATTACAGGATCATTCGCCATGTCCCCGGCGATACGCAACTCCGCCTGCGACAAGTCAGCCTCTAATACGAAATATCCCGGCGGAGCAACAAACAGTTTGCGGTAGGCCATAGCAATCGGCCCCCGCTTTGGAAAGTTCTGACCGTTAGGGTCCTCTGACGAAGTTCTACCGGTAACCGCAATATGCATGTTATACACCGGTCGTACCATCGAATCCACGATGTACTTCTTCTTGAACCCCTTGACGTTGGTACCCAGAATGCGGGCCGACTTGATGTACTCCGACAGCTCATAGGTAAACGGACAGGTTTCAAAGAAATACGGCAAATGGTCTTTCGTGGAGGTAGAAGGGACTCTCCGGTTTTTATCTTCCAGCTTCGCCGTAGTCTTCGTAAATACACGCGGCTTCAAAGAAAAGCCGTCTTCGTGGTAGAACAAGATATCGCGCAAAAACTCTGGCCGACTAAACTCCAGCCCCTTCTCAACATGCTTACGTTTGATCGACTTCGGAACCTGAGAAAGAAGACTCTTCCGCATCTCCCCTACACGTTCCTCCATGAATGCTTCGAAGCTCTCTACCTCTTCCTCATTGACGTGCAGACCGCGCAACTCAACCGAGGCAAACGCATTCAGACCGGGAAGCGTAACCTTGTTGTAGTGCATCATCAATTTAGAATCCTGAGCTAGCTCCTTGTACAGAACCGGCTCAAGACGCATAACGGCATCTGCGTCCCCGCAACCGTACTCAAGAAACTTCTGATCCAAAGGTAACTCAATCATTCGCGACTTATCCACTGTCGCGTTGAACCCGTCCGCGTACCCCGCCATCTCAGGAACGAATCGCTTGACAAGGTCGTCTAAGTTCTTGGCATACGCGTTCTCGTCAAGCAGGGCAGCGAGAAGAAGGGTATCGCCCCCGATCCGGTAACGGATACCGGTTTGCGCGTAGGTATAAACAGCATCGTACTTCGCGTTCTGCCCGATAACCTTTACGCCGGGACGACAAAGCAACTGAACCAGTTGACGCCGAAGCCTCTGCTTGGCTCGCGCAGACTGCCGATGATCCGGATGATCCCAAGGCAGCATGTACGCTTGCCCCGGCTCGACGCTAAACTGCATCGTCAGAATCTTGGCATCCGGCGCAAACCAACGCAGCCCGGTGTTCTCCGTATCGTAGGCGACAACCTTTGGGTTGCGATCAATAAGAAACTGCAGATCATCAATGAACTCGTACTCACCAAGTACCGAACTAGACGCCTCTTTGATACTGTAGTTCTTGTCCGCCAACCTACCAAGCGTCCCGCAATCCGCCTTGAAGACAGCTTCATGCTGCGGGTACAAAACAACCATAACAGGGTTAAGAAGCGGTAAAACCAGCGACCTACCGAACTCTTCTGTTCTTGTAGGAATGCCGCGTACTTTCGTAATCTTGACCGCCCGCCCGAACACCTGCTTTGACGCCTCGACGCCAAGAGGAATGATTGCCTTCGGTTTATGCTTGCGAAGCGCATCGACCAAGTAAGGTCTGCAGGATTTAGCTATCTTGCTTTTCTCTTTGGTCGAGTACTCATCCGGATTGTGTGGGCAGCGTACCTGCGGATGGTAGGCAAAATCAGAAGCAACAAAGCTCTCCGCCTCCATGCTCTTGCCGAACACAGTAGACGACGCCTTTGACATGTACCGACCGTACGCCTCCGGACGCCAGTTAGGGGCATCCGTTACAACAACAAAAGGGGCGTCGCTTTTCCCCTTCATCCCAAAAACGTCCCCCTTGCCCTTGAGCGGGCATTCCTCGCAGTGAGGGCCGTAGGACAACGACGATGAAATCGATTTCATTAAGCCATCCAGTCCATGTTTGCAGGCTGCGCGCTTTGGGCCTGTTGCGGTTCTTTGGGGACTTCGGAAAAATCTATAGGCTTAAACTTGAAATTGATAGTGAACACTCCTCCTTCGCCTTCTCTGCCTTTGTATATCTCAAAGTCGCGCTGACTACTTTCGTTCGGCGGCGCTCCCTCCTTAACCCCAAAAACCAACGACGCATGCATCCCCAGCGCATCTGTGAATGATATCGTCTCAAGACTTCCTTCCCGCCCGCGTTTTCCGGCCTGACGAGAGAACTGTGAAGTAGTGATTATGGGGCGGTTGCTGGTTATCGTAAGTCGCTTCAAATCATCGAACGCCCCGGCAACCTTATCCAGACGCGAGCTATTGCGGGAAGACGCATCCGGCTGAAGACGATACGCGCTGTCAATGTAGACGATATCCGGCGCAAGCTCATGCATCAACACTTCAAGATCAGAAACCTTCTTTGCAAACGAACCGGCAAAGATGTGAAATCGCTCTACCCCAGACATGTTGTTGATGTACCTCATAAGCTTGCGATGCTGGTAATAATCCAGCATACCCTTGCGAATCAAGTCTGGGTTTACTTCAGCCTGTATACCAAAGAAACGACGCGCAATCTGCGCAATCGTCATTTCCATGGTAACAAATAACACGTTGTAGCCTGCAAGCCACGCCGCTTCTGCTTGCTTGAGTAGGATGTACGTCTTACC